GGATATTTGTTTACAACAGAAATTAACCCCACACTACCCTCAACTACAACTGGTGCAGCAGGAGTAAATAACGTTTTAGCAAGACAAACATCTAGAAATAGCATTATTAAAAATTATATGGCTACAAGTTATTTTACAGAAACAGAAGTAAATAGTTTAAAGTCAACTCAATCTGGAACAATTCAATCTTCTGCTTTAGTTATGAATGGACCATCCTTTAAAAGCACAGAGACACCAATTGATTTTGTTTCTTATGTATACAAAAATTTAAATAGTGCATATAAACACTTTGGAACAAGAATAAGGATAGTTGGCAAAGTTGAAAATAGTGAAACTAGAAGTCAGACACCAATTGGAAGCATGCCATATTATCAAATTGGTGGAGTTCAGCCAAACCAAAGCATAAGCATTGGTGGTGGGTCTGGAGGTTTAGCAGTTATGTTAAATCCAGAAACAAACAATGGCTACTATTTTGAAATTGTTGCTTTAACAGAAAACAATGTAGAGTCATATTTAAATTTAGACAAAAATAATCAATCTGATATATCAATTAATAATATAATATTTTATAAAATTAAAAAAGAGAGTTCTTCTACTAACGCAATTCCAGTAAAACTGTGGGGCGGTCTTAGTAAAATTCTAGTAGACGATGGAAAATTTGCAGGGCAGTACAGAGTATCTGGAGAAGAAAACTCAACAGTATACGATTTATCAGTAGAATACCAAGACATAGGAAGCACTAGAAGATTTTTTCTATATATTAATAATCAGATAGTTCAGGTTGTAGATGATACAGACCCACTTCCAATTTATAATAATATGGCTTTATTTACCCGTGGATCTTCAAGATGTATGTTTGAAAATATATATGCTTTATCAGAAAACTATTCTCAAAATTCCAATGTTCTACCAGGAGAAACTTTATCTTCTGCATTTGGAGATAAAGAAGTTAGTATTAATGAATCATTTAGAAAATATGCAATGAGCGGAATTGTTCAATCAACTTATTTATCTGGCATTAGCGCACAACAACCACCAAAATATAATATGTATTTTGAAGAATTTGGATCAATTATGAGAGAATGTGCATATTTTAATATTAAATATGACCGTGCATATCCAGCACTCTATGCTCAATTATCACCAACATTTAATAGAATTAAAAGTTATACTACGTCTGGATTCTATGCAGATTCTTATGGAGCAGAATTTTTAATTTTTAACTCAACAGATTCTGCAATTAACCTAGATGAAACAACTGGAAATTATTTAAGAATTCAAGGAATTGCATTTACACAAGATACTACTTATGAATTGTCTGTTGATGAATATTTTAAAAAACGTGGCAATCTTTCAGATCCACCATTCCAAGGTAATTCATTAACCTATTCTCCGTTAGTTGAAAAAGATAAATACGATCAAATTAAATTAAGTAGATTAATTTATGGAAAAAATGAATTTTCAATAAATACTCCATACATACAAACTCAAGATGATGCTGAGGCATTGATGGGTTGGATTATTAATAAAGTTATGACGCCTAAAAAATCTATAGGCTTAAAACTATTTGCTATTCCCACTCTTCAATTAGGAGATATTGTAAATGTTAATTATAAAAATTCTGATGATATAGATTTAATATCTACTGAAAATGATAGGTTTGTAGTATATAATATAGAATATTCAAGAACTGCTAATGGTCCAGACATGACCGTTTATTTGAGTGAGGTATAAAATGTCAACTAACTTATCACCTACACCAAATACGCCATTAAATATAAATCAAATGCTTGCATCTTCTAATGCAAATTTAATTAAAACTGCTACACCAGATATTGTTTTATTTGATGATGATTTAGTGCCAACAGAGCAAATGGTTGATTTAATATTTGAAAATATTGGTGGGCAAGAATTAATAAATATAGCAAGAAACGATACTATTAATGGTCAAAACATATCCTATCAGCCAATAAAAAATATTAGATCAATACAACAGTCGTACAACCCAAACAATATTTTAGGATTACAAAAAACCTCAGATAAATATTTTTCTGGATTTTCTATTAGTTTTAATCAAAAAACTCCAAATGTTGGAAATGGTTTAGATGGTACAAACGTTTATGTTGATGACTCTGGAAACCTAGTAATAGAGGCTATTGGTTTAAACAATGATGAGCAACTTGAGGTCCAATTAAGCACGGGTGGTACAATATATAGTATACAATTTGACGGGAACGAATCATGATAACTGATGCTGGAAAATCCATTATTGGTAAATACCTGCTTGGTCAGGCTCCAGCCTATGCCTCATATATTGCTATAGGGTGTGGTCCAACACCTTTAGATACCGCCGATGCCCAAGGTGATTTTTCTGCTAAGCAAAATCTTGATTTTGAAATGTTTCGTGTTCCTATTTCTTCAAGAGGATTTGTAAAAGAAAGCGGAATTGATAAAATTGTTTTAACTGCAGAACTACCAACAGAAGAAAGATATGAAATATCAGAAGTTGGTTTATATTCTGCTGGCTCTAACCCATCTGCTGGAGCGTATGACAGTAAGACTGTATTTGCTTTTACTGCTGGAGAGAATTGGCAACACCATACCGTTTCTGCAGCAACAGCAATTGATACTTTTACAGCACCATTAGATGATCCAGAAGATGATAATATTATTGCAGTTGCAGATACAGTTTTTCAAACAAATGCTGATAATGCAATATTCTTTAAAACATCTCGTGCAAGTAGATATGAAAGATGCAGATTTTTAAATAACATTATTTTAATTCAAGGAGATGATGCTGATCTAACAATTAGTGAAGAAAGTGGTCCATCGGCAGATCATTTTGTAATTGAGTCAGGATCAAATCATATACATTTAACTGGACCACAAGTTGATTTTAGCAGAAACTCTCCTAAAGATGAATTAAAGTTAGCGTTTTCTTTAGTAAGTAAAAATGGAAGTTCTTCTGCAATTCCAGACACGGTTAGAGTTTTAGTAGATTTTTCATCAACAGATGCTGGCTCTGGAGAGTTTGCAAGGTTTGAAGCAGAAATAAATCATGCAAGTTCTGGTAGTACAGAGTCAAGCCAAGATTTTGAAACTAATAGATACTTTGTTGTATCTAAGGAATTACAAGAACTTTATACAACTGCAAATTTTACTTGGGATGCTGTAACGGTTGTTAAGATTTATGCATGCGTACTTGTTGAGGATAGTGGACCAACACTGGTTCCATCATCAGATTATTATATTGCCTTAGATGCTCTTAGATTAGAAAATACTCAAACTCTTAATCCGCTTTACGGTCTAACTGGATATTCAATTGTTAAAAATGATAATGCAGAAACAATTATAAAATCTCCTAATACTAGTAATTATGTAGAGTTTAGATTTACAATTGGTGTTTCTTAATGGCTGACGCAGGTATTAAAAAACTAATTATTCCTAAAAATCAACTGCCACCTGTAGGAGATAATAACGAATACTCAATGAGATATAGGATTATTTCTGATGATAAAAATAGATATTCTCATTGGTCTCCAATATTTTCAGCAACTGCTCCAGACATAGAGGCAGTTAGTGGCAGATTAATTGTTAATGGCAATGCCTCTACAGTTATTTGGGGAGATGAAAATACTAGACCAAAATATGATATATTTGTAAAGTTTGATGGAGGAAGTTATGCATATCATGGAACTTCTCCAATCCATACATATAGTTTTATTAATACTGGCACGACAAATGTTAGGGCAGCCATACAGGTTGAAGGTATTAACAAAGTAAGAAATGCTGAATTGACTATATTTGAATCAAGTATAGTTTCTTTGGTATAATTAAATAGGAGGAACAATGGCAAAAATACCGCTACCAGAACGTGGGCAACCACTAGATGTTACATATATTTATGAGTTGGCTAAAACTATTAATGATTTATCTACAGAGGTTTCTTCTGCAGCATATAACTTTACAAGCATTGATAATGGTCCATCAATTAAAGAAACTATAAAAACATCAAACGCAAGAGTCGTTGGTGGATATGTAGAGATTTTTACAAACAGTATTGTAAGTGCGGGTAACGAAAGAGCATTTACCTACTCATTCCAAAATGATTTTAAATTCCCACCAATAGTTACAGCAACAGCATTAAACATTGGAAACACAGAGGCTGGTCAAAACGTTACAGTTGTTTTACAAAAACCAACTACGTCTAAGGTTGATGGGTTTGTAAGGTTTGGAGCATCTGGAAATCTATCTCTTGCTGTAAATCTAATTGCCGTTGGTATTCCAAACTAAAAGTTAATTATGCTTTTTTGTAAAAAATGTGGTGGGCGATTGTTTGTTGACAGACAATACACAAGCATTCAACATATAGAAACGTATTGCGTTCGATGTGGAACTAGAAGATTTTTTCACCCACCTATGGAAAGCGGAGAGGGTAAATGGTTACTAGAAAAGGAATTATTGAGAGCGAAATTTACAATAACGACTCTGTAATAAAGGGAAGTAAAAAAATATGGTTTCTTAACGGAGACCTAGTAAGACTCTATCATAGTTCCAGATCTACTGGATTAGTCTCTGTGTATAATATTACTAAAGATAGAATTGAAACTTGTTTGCGTACAGACTTTAGAAAAAATAGAGAAAAGGCTTATACTGTTGCTGAGACTGCTAAGTTAATTAATCGTCATAGAAAATATATGCCAACATTAATGAAAAAGGGAGTTATTCCTCCACCAATAGGATCAAGACTAAATGGTCAAAGAGGGTGGCAAATAAGATCTTATTATTCAGAAAGCACGGTACAGGCAATTCGTGATATACTGGCATCTATACATATGGGGCAACCAAGAAAAGACGGACTAGTAACAAATAATATGACGCCAACTAACCAAGAGTTGACACGGCGAATGGGAAAAGGTATACTTACATATACAAGAACAGATGATGGAAGGTATATTCCGATCTGGTCGGAAAATATTTAAAACAAGAAAAGGTGGGGTAATGGAAAACGAAAATACAAAGGTATCAGTAACGCTGGGATATACTCTTAATTTGGGTAATTTCCAATCATTAAGAATTGACCTTGGGGTGGTTGATTCAAAACGTAACAACGAAGATGATGATCAAGCCTTTGATAGAGTATATAAATTTGTTGAAGACAAATTAACAGAAAAAATCAAAGAAGCACAACTAGAGGCTGACAGCGATAATTAATGGCTGACCGCAAAGACCGTATGGCTTTGCTTAGTAGGTATAGTAAATTGCACACAGCAAAATACGAGCAAAAGCCATCTTTAAATTTAAATGTAGAGCAATGGTCTGCCGACTCCCTTATAGAGTCTTATGGTATTTCTGGTTGCTATGATTTATTAGAATATTATTTTAGTATTGCACAAGATCCAAGTTGGAATTATTTTGCCTATAACGCAGAAAAAATTCTTAATGGTAAACTAGATGTACAACAAGATATTAAAGAAAGAACAGAGCGTAGAAAATTAGCAAGAAGGTGGCTTAGTGAATAATACAGAAGCAAAAGTTATATCGGCACTATTGCAAGATAAACAAATGCACGTTTTGTTGCAAGCCAACGTAGAGAATCTTCTTAGAACTCATAACGATGTATGGAATTTTATTCGTTTATATTTTGACAATAATGGATCTATTCCCCCAACATCTTTAGTTGTAGAAAAGTTTAGAGACTTTCAGCCAGTAGATGGTATTGGGGCTACTAAACACCACCTTGAAGAATTACAAACAGAGTATTTAAATGATAGCCTTAAAGATATTTTAAGATCTGCAGCAGGCGAAGTACAGGTTGGCAATGGCACAGAGGCACTAAATGGATTAATTACAAAAACCTCTGAGTTAAAGAAAAATACTTCTGCTATACGTGATATTGATGCTACTGATCTTGACTCTGCCGTTGCATATTTT